TCTCCTTGTAGTACGTTTAAGAAACGAGCGCCACCATCCCGTACACCACGCCTATGCTGCATAAAATATTCATTGTTGAAGTGCGTGGCATCTACTGCTTGTTTCAGTGTTTTGATTTTGCAGGCTTCGCCGGCTTTTTTATCATGTATGACCCAAGTTGGGATATCCAAGATCATAGCGTAGTCTGAAATATTATCTAACCAATTCAATACCGAGGATCTTTTAGCTTGTGCTTTCGCACAACCAGAATTGGCTTTCCAGTCGCCTTCCCAAAGTCCCTTAGCAATCTGAAACCCACCTGAGTCTCCTAGCATAAAGGTGCCTGCTTCTCGATTACGCACCATATCCTCTGACCAGTCTGGTTTATTTAGATCCAAGTTGGCATGACCACCTGAGTACAAACTCCACTGATAAGGAAACAAGGACTTTTGGCTATTGAGCCAATTTAGTTGTTCCATATCAGCAAGCCCGGTGGGAAATCTCTTAGGGTCTACATAAGGACCATTTACAGGATCGCGTTGTTTACCTATAAACGTAGCGTAAAACCCAGAAATGGCTGGAAGGAATACTGCGTAGTCGTTCTGTTTAGATGTTAGGTTGTCTTGCATCTTCTTCCCTGCATAATGCTTCCATTATCTGAAACTTTTCATAGGTATCTCGTAGCCCGGGATAGCGTTCCATGCGTTGGTTCAATTCACGTTCTTCTTGCATCTTTTTTAAAGCCCAACTTAATGCGTTTTGTGCGTCATCGGTCAATGAAAGAGTAGTATTATTTGCACTTAAGTTACGCCACATAACACCATCATTTACTTCCATCTCATTAGTGTTGGTGTTCCAACGGAGGTGCCCGGCACCTACAGCACCGGCACTGAAGTATGGATAGTTATGATATCCACCGTTTATTACCAGGTATGGACCGTGTGAAGTCAGACTTTTAATCATTTTGTCAGTGCTGGAATTTTGTAGTTGTACATAGCAATACCAGAATCTACAGTGATTTCTGCAATGCCTTGGCGATCACTAAAACGCAGCATCTTGTCGCCAGGTAAATTTAAAATGCTTAAAAATACAGCCACAGGCCAGGAACGATTATTGGTAAGTCGACCTTTGACACCATTGGCAAATACAAAGTTACCAGCATGAGTACTAGCAGTACCAAAGCTAAATTCTAATTTGTCGTCAGTAACCTGTGCAGTGAAGGTGATTTCATCACTGTTAGCTTGACTTTGGAACTTTAAGCGTTGGATATTGGCCACACTAGGCTCTACTTCAACGTCATACTGGATAGTGGTCTTTAAACTCACTGTGGGTACTTTATTGTTGACATTTTTTGCATCCATAAACCTGTAACTATTTTTAAAGTCTCCGGCCTTGTTGGTAAAGCTGATACCAGATAGTTCACCATCTTGCTTTTGCATGGTAATAACAGCTTCTTCGCGATATTCCGGAATACCTAAGATGATGTTAAGTTTATCAAGGTTAGGCATGCCAAATGTACCAATGAAGTCTGCAATCGGATTATGGAAACGTGCTTCTGCTACCACTAGTTTTTCGTTACCTACCGCAGTGATTGAAGTTTCACGATCGGTTCCTACCACCTTGATTAGATCAATGATACCCAGATTATGTGTGTGTTGAACTATGTCCAATAGAATGTCTTTAAGAGCGTCTTTCATGTTTGTCCTTTAGAGATTTATGATTATTATATAGATTGTATTTAGAAAAAGCAACTGGTTTGATAAAATTAGTTGAACTGAAATATACTGTCAAATGTGCTACGTATATCTGTGTGATTGGCAATATCCCAATCTAGGACTCCTAGTAGGTTCTCTACTTTTTGATCCACAATAGTATCTTCCATGAGACTATCATCAAATGGTAAGGCTTTGAACCATTCTGGGATGTGACTTTCGTCTGTAGGATAGCCGACTGATGTGTAACCAAGTGGATTGTTTTTTAATTTACACACAATAGTTTTCATACCATCAACAATGGCCAAGCTATAGTTATCACCATTCAAGCGACGCAGGGTATTCCAATTTATAGCAGCACGTACATGACCTGGCATGTTAGCACGACCTTTTTTGGCTTCTAGATCGGTATAGTGTGTGAGGTTGTTTACACGCTTTGGCGTACCTTTTTCCCAAGCTGGTCGTTGTTGGAAGTCTTCTTTAAAAGCTCTAACCTTGTCGTAAACATAGTCTCGATCGGCCCCAGTCAACACTGCTAGTAGTAGTTCACTTAGAAAGTCCTGTACTATCTTAGGAGTGTCGGATCTTTTCAGATCCAAGCCCATGGCTTTGACCTTATAAGGTTTACCATCGAGATCCAGTCTGGCACCTTCTAGGTCGTAGATCAATACTGCATATCGTTTCTTCTTGATAAACAGACCTTTGCTGGAGATAAGTTCCCGCCCACCTTTGATTATACTACCCATATCTCTTGGGCAGTTAAATGCACGATCCATAAGTCCTGGAAACGAATCATTCACACTTTCTGCAATACTATCATATAACTGAACACAGATGTCTTTGTTCCATTCCATTGTACCGGCTGCTACTTCGGATTGGATAATCGGATAAGCACTGAAATACACAGAGTCTGTATCACCATAGATGATAGCTCGGCCTACGTGATCATACTCACCGGTTATGCACTCGTTGACATGGGCATCCATATGGCGTGCAATAACACGACCAGTTAGGGTTGTACTTTGACCAATACGCTTATCAAAAAAGCGACATCCAGGATTAAGAATAGCACCATAAAGTGAGTTAAGGTTGATCTTCTTAACCAACTGTCGCTTGTCCCAAAAGGCTTTGTCTTCAGCAGTCTGTGCGTCTTTCTTCTTAGCCTGTAAATCTTTGCGTTCACTGTACCAACGCTCAAGCAAGCCTGGTACAATACCTTTGATATCGTATTTAAAGATAGTTCCATTTGCACTTAGTATCCAAGGGTTACGACCTTCAAAAACAAGATGATAAACATCTCGTGCTGACATTACTTCTGAATCTCCAGTTTCCCAGTCAACTGTGATTTCTCGACCAGGCTCTTGATCCATTACTGCTGTATATTCTAAGCTACCGAACAAGTTTTCCCATGCATCAGCAAAACTGGCGCCCGATGACATTTTATCAGCTATGTATTTGTCTGTGTAGGTTGGTCGCAATTGACCAACAATGGTTTCTGGCGCCATGTTAAGAGCGCGGATCGCCGATGGGTATAGACTGTTGATATCGATGGCGCCGATGTATTCGTGTACTCCCCTTTTGGGATAAGCAACATAGGCACCTGCCGCTTGTGTGTCATTGCCATTATTTTTCCTATTTTGAACAACCAAACCTTTGCTATGAGCTTCATTTATAATAGCTTGTTCGGTTACTGCTACAGCACTTAAAACTTTTGGTAACGGCACAGTATTATCGTGCGCTAGTTCATTGGCCAAGTCTAAGAAACGTAGTTTCTTGTCTAGTTTGGCTAACAGTAAGGTATCTTGTCGATTGTAATCAACAAACGTGGCAAAATCTTTATTGTATAATTGGTCTAAGGTTCCTTCGTATTGAATTTTACGTTCATCTAATTCGTGCTCACCAATGGCATCTAGGCTATAGCTATGACGTTCTTCATAGGTATACTTTCTGTACAACTGCATATAGTCCATATGCACTCGCCCGATTAAATCAAAGGTAAGGTTTTCCGCACCAAAACGTTCAAAGCTGCGTTCTTTAGGATACTGATCCCAAAGACAAAACCTGCGAGTATCATCTTTGCTTAAGATGCGTTTGGTACGCATAACCATATATGGAATATCGAATCCTTCTGAATTCCAACCTGACAGTATATCGGCATCTTCAATCAGATCCAAAAAGGTCAGTATGAGATCTTCTTCGCGTTGAACAAGAAAGCAATTATCAAATTTTGATACAAGTTCTTCGGCACTTTCCCAGGACATTGTGCGTGGGGGTACTACCAGTGTTACTAAACGATCAAGCCAATCCATGTAAAGACTAATAGCTGTAATTGGATTAAACGGATCTTCTGGTCTGCTGAATCCGCGTACTGGGTCAAAATCAACCTCAATGTCAAAAAACACAGTATGCAATTTAGGTGAAGGTTTGCCTGAGTAGTTTTCTTCTAGGCAACGACTAATTGGTTTAATATCACTTTCCCAAAGTCGCTTGGTACTGTGCAGTTTGAGTTCTTTGGCATACTCTTTATAATTTCGGGTACTGAATCTACTCACTGGTGTGCCATAGATTGTACGGAATTTACCTCGAGCATCATCATAGTAAAACATATAGTTGGCAGCAAAGTCACGATAGACTCTTTGCCCATCTACACGCTCAACTACGTAGATTCGGTTGTCGTCCCTACTAAACAATGCGTCCACATAACTCATAGAGTACGGCCTACAGTCTCCAAGATTGTATTAAGTTCGTCGTTGTCTTTGTTAGTTTCACCTAATTTGCTTTTGGCTGCAATGCGAATAGCCTTTTTAAGAATAGCAGGTTTAATTTCCATTTCTTCTGCTACTGCTTTGATTGTATCCGAAAGACCCGAATTAAGGTCTTCAATTTCGGTCATGACTTGAATGCCTTCATTGACCAATTGTGTGAGTTTGGCTTTTTGTTCAGCACTAAACATGCGACTACTCATAGAGACTCCTTGGATTAAAAATTATATTATATGATATTGGCTGGAAAATAGCAAGAGTGTTAGTGCTCACTTTAGCCGATCCGGGGTGGTAGCGGAGGTGGATCGACAGGGCAGCAGCCGCCCGACGCCTTAGGCCTAGCGAACTAGGACGGTCCTAAGGAAAACTTATATAGCCTTTTCGGTAAATTCCGCTCGGCTCCAATTTAATAAATGTCTTGCTTTCCAATCGTTTTGTGCGAACCCACGCAGTGATTGCCATTGATCGTAATGTTGCAGTATACTATCTGCCGCGGCATGCCAATCCATGTTATCAATGCGTTCTTTAATCTTATTTAACTCTGAACAAAACTGTGCAAAAATATTTGTATCGTATTCGATGTGTATGACTTCAAATACATCACCATACTCGTCCACGCTGTCTAGGGCAAAATCAAAACCCCATTTGGGCACAGTGTTTAACAGTAAGCTGGACTGCGGTACTGATTTTTTTAAACATTCGAGTTGTCGTTCCGCATCACCACGATATCCACAACGATATAATAATACACTATGGTCTACTATGAGCTTAGGGTCCGAACTGGTATACCAAGGCACTGTGTATGCGCGATGGTTAAGACAATCGCTTAAATCATAGCCCATGAGCTGATAGTATTTTTGTTCGGCTTGGTTGAGTTCAAAGCCATCTTTATCGTAATAAAGAAAGTCGATTTTGTGTAGATCGTTGCAGAAACGATCACAATACAAATCAGTACGAATACCAATTCGATTACAACTAATCATGCTAATCTAGTTATTGCTTTTGATTATGTGTTTATCTATGCAATCGTTGCAACTACATTCCTTACAATCACAACCGTCGGTGCGACATTCTGATCCACAGTGATGAAAGCATCCACAACCACAACGATGAGTTAAACG